GCTATTGTTCACCACTTTATAGTCCAATTTGCGCATATGCGCGTTGGTGGACATGGTTGGTTCCTGTTGTATCTGGTCCTTGGCGATGATATCGTCATAGCAGACGCAGCAGTGGCGGCGGAGTACTTGAAGATCTGTGATGAGTTCGGGATAAAAGTTGGTATTGCTAAAAGTCTAATCAGCCAAATTGGCCTCATAAACTTCGCGAACCAGACTTTCATCAAAACTGACAACATATCCCCAATCTCCTTGAAAGAGGAGTTGAAAAGCAGATCTTGGAGTGCTCGGTTAGCACTGGCCAAGAGAGTCCTAGCTCGGTGGTTCCCTGAGGATAGCAGCGTTATTAGCCTCGTAAAAAGGGCGGTAACCGTACCTCAGTGGAATCTCTACCAGGGTCTAACCCTTCGGGGTAAAGATTATCTGGGGCTAGGAGTCGTACTGACGCTGATAGCTCAGAACCCGTTTATTGGCGCAAGCGCGGATAAACCGGTTGGAGCCGAAGAGTTACTCGCATGGGTTGAGAAGTTTCTCGACCCAGTGACCTCTTCTGACGTCAGACGAACCTCCTTTCTAGAGGACATGACCGTTACGTTCTACCGAGAGCTACTCGTTAGCATTGATAAGAAGATCCCTTTATTACTTGAATTTAATCAAGCAATGCACGAATGTTCGATCTCTGCCAAGAGGTTGTTAACTCAAGGTAGGTATAACGTAAATTATTTTCCAGTACACGGCTGGGCTCATATCTCCGAGGAGATGATCCGACCGCGGGTCCTATCCCTTATAGAAGAGCTTCAGACCATAGTTTCAGACGCCCAAGAAACATTAGGATACCACCAGGTAATCTTACCTGGTGGGCTCCGAATCTTGAGAGACCAAATCCATGGTCCTAATGCAATTTCTACTGTAACTGGAGTTATCAGTGACATCACCATTAATCACGAGGAAGCGCGACTGATCTTCGTTAAGATCGTTAGTCTTTGGCTTCGAACTCAAGGATTAACCTGCTTTGGGGTAGGGGGGGCGCTGCGTAGCGTCTCCCAGATCCGAAGGCTGGCCAGGGATGGCCTCTTCGGATCACTACTTCGTGGCTTACTGCCAGAAGAATACCGCAAAGCACAAGATAATCTTAAGCGCTTCGGTCAGGTAACTGATCCGAATCTCGTGAAGCTGCCTATAGACCGCATTCAGAATGTGATACTATCACATTTTGGAAAGTATTCTCCTTTATCCGCCATCTCCCCTGAGTTGAACAGTCCGTTGACCATTCTACCCAGCGAAGAACGAAAAGCCATAGAGGGTGTTCCCTCTCTGCCATCTCTCGAGATAGAATCTCGGACGGATGCGGAAGCTGCTTTCTTAGCGGTCCAACCGGCGGAGCCTACCTCTCCATCCGATGTAGTAGAGACACGCAGTGAGCTTGGAACGCTCCTGAGTGTCCGCTCCTCATCGAAGGAAAAACGTCTCAAGGCTATGTTAAACGCATCTAGGGAGATGCGTGGACTCGTCCCTATTAGGGGCGAAATCCGTATAGTTGAGGTACGTCTCGGTAAGCCTGGTTTCGGTGACTTTGCCACTGAGATACAGTTCGTCGACCCAAACGATGCGATAGAACGTCCGAAGGACGCCCTACCCGATGGGGATCGCGACTTAATTGAATAAGTCGGACTGTTTCGACTGCGACTGTAGCTGACATAGGATCCCCGTGGGGTACCCAAGCCCCCCTCCTATGCGCTTGACAAGCGAAACGTAGCGATACGTTGAAGAACCGACCGTTCACGGTCGTCGGATTTGAGGTCCGGATATGTTCGTCCTCCTCGGGCCTGGTTTTGAC